CATAGGCTTGTCCTTCACTCTTCAAGCGCTCTTGATCTTGGCTTGCCTTAACAGCGTCATCAAAGGACGCTTGCACTTGCTCATCTGATTACTTTCCTGACCAATCACAGAATCCCATTTACTGAATTACCTGAAGGAAAAATTGAAATTTTTTATCCTTCTGAATTAACTTTATTTCAAATAGGCTACCATTTTGGAAGGTTTGCCGAAATGCAACACAATTAATTTTATGGAATTATTTAACAACTTACGCGAAACAATCCTTGAAATTGAACATATTGAGGAAAAAATTGATAAGTTAAAACAATTTCAACAGGGTGAAATTTCAAATATTTTAATCAGTTTTAATACTGGTCAAAAAAGAAATATCTTACATCAATTTGATACCGATATTTCACTGGTTAATGAAATTAAATTAATACTACAAGGTAGTATTGAAATTTACGAAGATCAAATTCAACAACTCAAATTAAATTTTTAGTATGAAACCGGTAAAAATGAACGGCTTTGTGTATTATTTTGAGGTGTTTATCACTGCGAATGAACCTTTTATTTTGATGTCCACTACTGAATATCCATCTGAAGGATTATCCAAGATTTATTTTTTACGCAAATATTCAATGAAATATGCTATGGAAGATTTTGTGAAATATGAAAGCAATATAAAAGAACGCAACACGCAAAAAAATAATGAAGTGCGTTAATTGCTCAAAACTTTTCACAATTACAATCCACAGGGGCAAGGTTGGTAAAGCACTTTGCCCCTATTGTTTAACCTTAAATAAAAATAAAAATGTCGCAAAGAAACAAAGATCTACCAGCAATGCCCGTTCATCCAATGCAAGACAAATTCGGTCAAGTGATCCTTATGGCGGGAATGTCAAAACAAGAAATGACTGCACTTAATATCCTATCCGCACAATTACGCAAAAACAAAATTGAAGATCTCTCACCTGAAGATATTTCATATTTGATCAAAGAATCTTATAATATCGCAGAAGAATTTTGTGCATTTATTGAAACTAAAAGTGAAAAGGAAAGTAGTAGTATAATAATTTAAAAAGTGTAAACCAATGACAAATGATCTACACGAAAAATTGTTATCCCGAAAATTTAAGCAAAACTTTACACCACCTGATGAAAACATAATTTTTACCATATCCGGTAAAAATATAGGTTGCTTGGGCGGTTTGGTATGTTTTCAAGGAATGCCGAAATCAGGAAAGTCAACTTTCATAACTTCTGCGATTGCATCTGCTTTTACAACTTGGGATATATTTGGAATGAAATTAAATTTTCCATCTGATAGAAAACGTATATGCTATATTGATACGGAAAGTTCAGATTTTGACTACTACAGGGTATTGGATAGGATTAGAACACAAATTATAACTGATCATTTACCCCACAATTTTGATAGTTTTTTATTCAAAGAGGATTCACCTAATGAAATAAAGGAAATGACTGAACTTTATTTACAGGAGAATCCTGATTGTTCTATTTTGGTACTGGATGGAATATTAGACTTAATATCTGATTTTAATTCTGTTGAACAAAGTTTTTACCTGATACAATGGTTGAAAAAAATAACCAAAATTCACAATTTACTAATTCTTTGTGTACTTCATTTAGGTAAAAAAGATCAAAATTCAATAGGTCATATAGGATCATATTTGGACAGGAAATCTCAATCAGTATTAAAAATTGAAAGAAATAAAGAAAACAAAACTATTGATCTTTCAGCTACTTTTTTAAGGTCATCTGATGAATTTAACCCTATTTCAATTTATTATTCAGGATCCAGTTGGACACAAACAAACAATACAAAGGAAACAACTAGTACCTATGTTTTTGGGATGGAAAAAACAAGTCTGATTAACAGGATTTTATTACAACCACGTAAATATTCTGAAATACTTTCTGACTTGGAAGAATTTACTGGTAAAGGATCTACAACTTGTAAAAAACTTTTAAAAGATTGGCTGCTGGATGGATCTATAATTAAGTCAGGGGAAATGTATAAACAAAAATAGGATCAGTCGCCTGATCCTACCTTGACAAATGATCTTCCAAACGAAAAACCACTTTCCCTTCATTGTAAAAATAGAAAATTTCTAACAAAATGAAACTTTATACTGCCATTATTTTTTTTAAACCTCAAACTGGAATCACCCCGCGAAAATATCGGAATATTAACAACGTTGATAATCTGCTCAAATTTGCCCTAAAAAGTGGTGGGTGGTATGTGAACCTATATTGCAAGAAAACAAAGGAATTTGAAGGCAGAGAATACCTCACAGAGGCATCCTAACAAAGATTAACACTGCATACAAACACAAAAGGGGCAAATTGCCCCTTTTTTAGTTGCTAAAGGTGAAGGAAAAGTGATTTTGATGAATGTTGGTCAGTTTGGGTCAGTTTTTATCATGGTCAAAATGGTTCAGGAAAGGGGGGTAGGACACCCGCCCCCCTTACAGGGGGGCGGGTGTACCTATATACTGACCCACTTTCTGACCTTGATTGACCTAAAGTTTGTTTTTTTGAATAATTATTAATAACTTTGGGTAATTATTTGAAAATTTTGAAAATGAAAAATTGGATTTTAATAGGTTTAGCCGGTTTAGCTGGATGGTATTTGTTAAGAAAAGGGCAATTAGCATATAGAACTAAATTGTTATTTAAAAAACTTGGTTTTGCTAATAAAAAATTTCAACTTTTTTTCACTATTCAGAATCCAACAAATGATAACGCAAGAGTTTCTGCAATAACTGGTGAAGTGTATTTGGATAATAAATTAATTGCAGATTTTTCAAGTTTTTCTGAACAGAATATTGCACCGCGTTCTGAATCTGAATTTCAAATTCAGGCGACACCCACTATAGGAATTTTGCAGTTAATTACTTCAAAAAATTGGTTAAAAAAAGGCTTGGCATATACAATTAAAGGAACTGCAAATTTTGATGGTATTGTACTACCATTTGATTATAAAGCTAATTTGATTTAATGCAGAATGATGCACTTTTGGGTAGATTGAAACAATTTGGGGGAAACTCTAAAATGTTAGTCAGGGATCAACAAGTTCCTGATATTATTTCTGCTATGCTTTCTGCTCATAAAATGTACGCAAGTGAATACGATAAAATTAGTCAAGATTTTTATTCAGGTAATGGGGTACAAACTGCGAAAAAGTTGTTTGACTTTCTTAAAAAAAATGTCATATACAAAATAGAATCTGACAAAAAACAACGTATAATGTCGCCAAGTGCTATCCTATCTTTGGGAAAGTATGGGGCAGATTGCAAAACGTATGCACTTTTCATTATGGGAATCCTTGATTCACTGAAAAGAAAAGGATTAATTGATAATAAAATTTATTATCGTTTTGCAAGTTATAGGTTACTGGATGAAATTCCGCATCATGTTTTTGCAGTAATTCAGGACAAACAAGGAAATGAATTTTTCATTGATCCAGTTATGTCAAAATTTAATGAAAGAAAAACTTATTATCATAAAATAGATAAATCTCCCAGTATGCCGTTATATAGTGTTTCAGGTATAGGAAATAAAGTAGGATTATTTGGATCCAAGAAAAAAAAGGCTGCTACTGCTGCAATTGCACCAGCTACACAAACTGCCACTGCTGCCAAGCCTAAAGAAAAAAAGAAAATTGTTCTTAAAATAGCACTTGCACCGGCAAGGGGATCTTTTCTTTTGTTAGTTGGTCTAAATTTTATGGGTTTGGCTACTAAATTAAAGGCTGCTTTTGCAAATAGGGCAGATGAAACACAAAATTGGTGGAAAAATTTAGGCGGTAATCCAAACGAACTTTTAAGGAAAACTGAACAGGGGGCAAAAAAGAAAAGAATTGCTGCTGCTGATGTTGAATTTAATTCTGAAGGTCAGATTGGTGTTGTTGCTACTGGTACTGCTGCTGCTGCTGCTACTGCTGCTCCCATCCTGATTAAATTGGCTGAATTTTTGTCAAAACTTGGAATTGATGTTAAGGAAGTGTCCGAAGTTGGTAAAAGAGTTTTAGCAAAACAAGTTAAAAATGTGGTAGAAAAGAAACTTGAATCTGATGCAAGGATTGAACAGGCATCACAGGATGAAATTGATCGTATTGTAAACCAAACCGACAATTTAAATGCTGATGGATCTAAAAAAATGAATTATTTGCCCATTGTTATTGGTGGTGCGGTAATTATTTATTTAATCAGTCGCAAAAAATAATCACTTTTTCTTCACCTTTAATATGTTTTCAAACTATCCAGTTAAGGCAAGTAAAAACGCAACTGAAGGATATATTTTGAATATGATGAAAGGAAGTTGCAAAAATGCAACTGGAGTAAAAACAGGGATTAAGTTAATAAATAGAGATGTTTTAAATGAAAAATTTGTAAAAAAAATTTATTCATATTTAAAGAGAGCAAAAGTTTATGTTGGGGATAAGGACAAGTGCGGTTATATTAGTTTTCAATTATGGGGTGGCAATGAAATGTTATCTTGGTGTAAAAAAACATTAAAAAAATAGATTATGACTGCAAAACAAAAGGCAGCAAGAGCAAATTTCAAAAAGGCGGTTACTGAAGCACAAAAGTTAAGGAAAAGTAATCCTAAACTTACTCAAGCACAGGCACTTAAACAGGCATTTGCAGCAAACAAAAAAGTTGGTGCCGTTAAGAAAAAGGCAGCACCTAAAAAAGCTGCACCAAAAAAGAAGGCAGCACCTAAAAAGGTTGCATCAAAAAGAATTACTGATATTCATAAAGATAGCAAGTCGCACAATGTAAATATCAGGGTTGTAAGTGGATTGCATACTATTGGAGCAATAGAACCTTCAGATTTTACAAGAATATCAAATGATACAAATGGAAATCCTCGTTATGTAATTCATTTTTTACAATTATTAAATGATCAAGAAAGATTGATGCCTTTTAATGAAAAGTTTGATTATGCTTTGAAAAAAGCAAAAAAAATGGGTGGTAGAAAATTTAGTAATAAACAATATGGAGGTGGTGTAGTGTTTCAGTCCTATAATATATACGAACTTTCAAAACAACTTGAAAATTTAAAAAATTCATAATAATCTTGGGATTGCTCCCACTAAACAAAAAAAAACAAAAAAAATGGCACGTAGAAAAAAAAGGTCTGCACCCAGCCGCCGTAAGAAATCACGCAAAATGGGAGCAATTGGTACATCTTTCTTGATGGATGCCGCCGGTCTTGTTGCTGGTGCAGTTGCTGCAAGAATTTTAACCGCAAGTGAGAAAATTCTTCCAAAAGTTGATGCCAAACTGAAAAGTGCTGGTGTTATTGCTATTGGTGCATTTCTTCCAAAATTCGTCAAAGGATCATTTGGTAAATCAGTCGGTGATGGTATGATTGCTGCTGGTGGTATTGGAATCCTTCAGGCTTATGGAACTTTGGGTCAAATTGATGACGCAATGGAAATTCCAGTATCAGTAATGGCTGGTGATGGTCTTTCTGTAATGGCTGGTGATGATCTTTCAGTAATGGCTGGTTATTCTCCTGACAACCTTTCAGTAATTGCTGGAATGGAAGAAGAATATTGTTAATCTAAAATTTAAAAAAAATAAATCATGGCTACTCAACACGGACAAAGGCTTGTTTTCGAGAATGCTCGTAATCTTGTCGCAAATGCTGGTTTTAATGTAAACCAAGCGGTTCTTTCTCAATCTTATATAAGAAGTGAAATTGCAATGTCAACTTCAACAACTTCTTACCACGTTCCCGTACTTGTTAACGATACGCAAAACGGAAACGCTTTTGCCACGGAGCAAAGGTTACAACTTCAGGATGCCGCGGTGATTTCGGCAGTAGGCGTCTATGTGGCGATCCCAGCAAGTGCATCAACCACTGCTTTCCCTTTGTATTCATATCCTAACCAAGTTGTATTTTCAACAAGTGGTGCTGCTACTGCTTTGTATAATCTTTATAATGGTTATATGCAGATGAATATAAATAACCGGGTTATCGTTCCAGCATGGGGATTGTACAAGCACCTTAATGTTCCACAAACGCAACAAGGTTCACAAGCTGGTGCAACCAATGGTGGTATCGATCAATTTGACGGAACAAGTCAAGGTTACTATCCAATGGAGCCAAACGTAGTTTTGGTTGGTTCAAAGAATAATCAAATTTCATTGAATTTGCCATCTGCTATTGGAACACTACAAGCTGGTGTTGCTCCAAGAATCGTGGTAATTTTCCAAATTATTTTGGCTCAAAATGTTACTCCTGTTAGATAATAACTGGAATTAACTTCTGAAATGGAAAGGGGGATGCCACGTTAAATATAGAACCCCTATTTTTTATGTTCTAAAATAAAAAAAATGAACAAAGTTCAGAATTACGAATTTATTGAATGTCTTATACCCCAATCATCAACTGGAACTAGGTTCTTCTTCGGGGACCAGCCTCAACTTCGCTTTGTATCTTTGCTAAATTTGGTATGTTATACTCCTGATACTATCACAAATAGTGTTTTGAGTGGTAATGCAGTTCTTTCTTTAGCAAATTTAAAAACTTCATTTCTTGTACTATATTACAACGACCGCGAATCTGTGAATCGTATTCCGGTACTTGAACTCAATAGGGTTGTTTCAAATAGTGCAACTGCTGCTTTTAGCTTTGATATTACTCCTTTTGCTGGTCAACAAATTATTTGGGCTAAGTCTTATATCCAAACTCCTGTTGCATATAGTTCTATCAGTTCAGGTAACTTCAGTGTTTGCTTTGGTGTTTATTATGCCTAAAAATTCACTTTTCCTTCACCTTTAATATAATTGTATGGCGAATCCCAATAAGGCTTTTTTGACTGGTACTGATGCGGTAATGCATTGGTTTGACACCAATGCAAAAACATCATTTTGGTCAGTTAATGATTCAAAAGGGGATATACTTTTTTATTATGGGGGCAATGATGAAAATGAAGCAAGGGAACATTTGGAAAACAATTTAAGGATGGCAGAACAACAAGGGGTTGAAGCAACTTTGACCTTGAGGATCCATCCTAAAATGCCAAAGTCGGGATATTTTGAAAAGAAAGATACCGGAATGGTAGTTACACATTTTCGACCTACTTCATTTAATCCTATTTCATATCAATCAATGAATCAGGTCAATGGATATAATTCCAATTTTATGACCGAAATAAATGCTTTGAGATCTGAAATAGCTGCATTAAAAATGAAGCAAGAACTTGAGGAAGATGAAGAAGAAGAAGAACCTGAAGAAAATTTCCTTTCAGGTTTAATGAAATCTCCTCAAATACAGACAATGATTCTTTCACAACTTTCCAGTCTATTTGCACCAACACAAAAAGTTACGCACGTTGCTGGAATTAATCAAACGGAAACAATGACAAAGGAAACAGAAATTGACAACGAACAACGTATTTATGACGCGGTTGAAAGGCTTAAATTAGTTGATCCACATTTAGCAAGTGATCTCGAATTACTTTGCGAAATGGCAGAAACTGACAAAATGCAATTCAACTTTCTTTTAAAAATGTTAAGAAAATAATATGCCTGAAATAACTGCTGACAAGATTATAGGTAAAACACTATTTGCCAAAAAGGATTTAACAAGATTAAATTCATCACTGGTAAAAATTGGAACGATTGTAAAAGGATCTCCAGTTGGACAAGTTTATTCTTATATACAACGTGGTGGTAATGTTTATTGGCAGTTTATTGATTTCAACAATAAGCCGTATTTTATTTTACATACTGCTGATAGTTTTAAATTCAGTGGTGATGTAAAAGAGGCAGTTCAGCAACAAGAAAAGGAAGCTGAAAAAATAGAAAAAGAAGAAAAAGGATCAATACCTTTTTACATTGAAAAATATGGCAAAACTATTCTTATATATGGGATAGCTGCATATTTAATAGCAACTTACATAAAAAGTAGAAAATGAAAAATAAAGGGTTGATTTATATTTTATTAGCTGGTGGAGCAATTTTATTGTTATCAATGAAAAAAAAGACTACCACATATAAGCTCGAGGTTCCAGCACCTCAAAAAATTACTGCAGAACAATTCGCCAAACCATCTTTGCTACAAAAAGTAAGCAAGGCAGTGAAGAAAGTTGCTCCAGTGGTTAAAAAAGCAGCCGCAACTGCTAAACAAAGAAAAGCAGCTAAACAAGTTGCTGAAGCCTTGAGTAAAAGATCAATCCTTCGTGGTGTTGGTCAGTTTCCTGATATGTGCTAAAAAATAATATTATGCAAGTAAAACACATGAAAATTGGGATTGAGGATGAAATTTCCGCTGACCAGTTGAGATTGAAATACAACAAGCAAATGTCTGAAAGGGCAAGGTATGAAGCTGAAAATAGTGTTTCAAGATCAACTGGACAGGCTTTTCAGAAATATTATGTTGAAACAAAAGTATATTATACTACTGCCAACATAGCATCAGATTGTAATGAAATTACTTTCATCAATGGCGGTACAACTGCTCTTGTCGTGGCTGATATACCATTGCAACCAAACCAATCTTTGCGTATTTCAGGAAACAGGGGTGAAATAGACACTACACAATATCAACTTTCTTTTACAACTCCTGTAAATACTGGTAATTTATTGTTTGTAATTCGTAAACTTTACATATAATGATAGTATTGGATCTTTCCATCTTAAATCAGAAGGGAACTCCAATGTTCAATTCTGACCTGACTGCCAACAGACCGGCTGCTGGTATTGTTGGACGTATATTTATTGCTATTGATGCACCTTATGGCATATTTAGAGATACTGGAACTGCATGGGATCAGATTTCAAGTGCTGGTGGTGGTGCCGTTACTACTATTTATACTGGTGATGGTACTTTGACTGGAACAAGGACAATTTCATCAGGTGGTTTTCAGTTGGTAATTAATCCACAAACAACTTTCTTTTCATCTTTAATTCCTTCAACAAGTGCATCAAGTTTTGCCGTTTTAGGATCTAATACATTAACTTTTGCTGCTGGTTTTTCTTCCAGCAATATTGGAAATGTTTATAGTGCAAATGGTGCTATAAATGCACAAATATTTTCAGGTGACGCAACTTTTGCACAGGCTAACCTTGCCAGTGCAATGGTCAATGTAAATAAAATTGATTTTAGTTCTGGTGGTCATACCATCACAATGACACAATCTACTGCACCCGGAATCAGGGCAATGACAGGGGTGCAGAACCAAATGCAATTCACTGGTAGTCATAATGGAAGAATAACTCATGCAGCAATCAGTCAAAATTTAGGATTTTTTAGGGAATCAGGATCAACCAGTACTTTGACAATAACCAATGCTTATTCTCTTTTATTGAATCCTCTTGATGACTATGGAGCCGGGTTTACTTTTACAAATAGATGGGGAATTTATCAAGCTGGGGCAAGTGATAAAAACTATTTTGCTGCAAATAGTTTATTTGGTACAACTACTGATGCTGGTTTTCGTGTTGATATAAATGGTACTGCAAGAGTCAGTGATAACTTGACTATAATTAAAAGTCAAGATGCACCTACTGAATTATTCATAAGCAATCCAACAAATGCAGCATCAGCATCAGCAAGATTGCAATTATCTTCAAATAGTGGTTTTGCATCATTTAACAAAGTTTCATCACTTTATACTGCTTATAAAATAATTAATCCTCTTGATTGTGGTATATATAATTCAAATAATGGAGATATATCTATTTTAAATGATGCATTAGCAGGTGGAATTAGAATTGCATGTGGCTCATCTTCAACTACTCAATCGTATTTTACTCCAGCAGGTTCTTTGCTTGTTGGAGGTACAACTGAATCCGCATCCGCAATTGTTAGATTAGATTCAACTACCAAAGGATTCCTCCCACCTCGGATGACAAATGCACAGAGAACAGCAATAGCAACCCCGGCCGTTGGTTTAATAGTTTATTGCACCGATGCAGCTGAAGGACTTTATGTAAATAAGTCAACAGGATGGACTTTTGTAATTTAAAAATAAAATAAAAATGAAAGCAATAGAACCAGTTCAAATATGGGTTAATGGATCAGTGCAAACAGCATCGTGGATTAATGCCTACATAATTAATGATAATTTGGAATCTTTTGCCACATTTTATTGGGCAATTTTTGCAGATGGTGTTGAACCTGATACTCAAGGAAATAAACTTTCTGAAGGCAATCTTACGATAAATGAACCTGATTATTCAGTATGGGATTCAACTGCTGACATTAACCAGTCAGCTTATGAGTGGATCTGT